TGGGGAAGTTGGTGGAGAGTTGTGCGTCACCATTGAAGGTAACTGCCTGAGCAGATCTGTTTGGCAGAACTTCAAATCCAGTGCTCTTACCTTGGATTCTGAAATAAGTGGCATCGGCACTAGCAACAATACCAGTTGCCAGACCAGTTACACCGTCAGTATCAAAGTAGGTAACAGTGTTACCGACTCCAACGTCTGTCGTGAGACCAGTTGCTCTCAGTCTTGTCTTACCAGTAGAAGCAAAACCAACAGAACCAGACAGACCCTCAATACCAGTTGCGGCAAAGTAAGAGAAGCAGTTCAGGAACTCAACTCTGGCACCGTTAGTGAAGGAAAGTGCTTTGCTGTTTGGAACGATGAAGGTACATTCGTTAAACAGGAATCCTGCTTCCAGAGAATCACTAGTTACCTCAGAACCATCAACATAAGCACCACCACCAGCAATATAGAATGATGGTGGGGAATCGGCTGTATTGTATCCGTATGGATCATCGGCAGTGATATTGCTACCAAAGTTCAGAACGGTTACCCTCTGAACATATGGGGATCTATTTGTGATAGCAATACCAGGAGCATACTTAAATGCGTATCCTTTGTTGTTTGGAGTATCGAAGTATAGACCACCAACCGTCAGATCCTCAACAACGGTTCTGTCATTCATCAGGAAGCAGTCTTCCTGCTTTGTTGCCGTTGTTGGCATAATCTTCGTAGCACGAAGACCAGCACCCTTAACTGTCAGACCTCTAGGAACCGTCAGTGGGAAGGTTTCTTCGTAGACACCAGCACTAATATTCAGAACATCGTTTTCACCGATGTTGCTGATCTGTGTCAGTGCGTATCCAACGTTTCTCCATGGTCTCTCTGGTCTGTCACCTTCATTATCGTTGCTTCCATTTTCGGAAACATAATAGGTGTTGCCAGGAGCAAACGACGTGGAGATATTTGCTTCTTGAGGATTCTGCCAGATTAACTTGCCACCAGAGATCGTCAGGATGGAGTTGGCAGCACCTACATTGTTGTTACTATCATAGATGGCAGTATCAACTCTTACAATCTCACCAGTAAGGGTTGTAGCACTGACAATGCCACTTCTGAAGGTGATTGCCGTTCCTACGGTCAGAGTGTCTGTAATCGTCGCATAGGTGCCAGTCAGAGACGTTACAAGACCCGTTGTGATCTTGGCATCAAGAGCATCAAGGTTCTCTACATCCAGAGTTGGAATTGTAGATACACCAGTAGTGATGAGGTTGGCAATTGTACCAACACCAGAAATGAACAGGTTACGTCCATTTACCTCATCATATACAACATCTCCAGTGATGTTTAAGTTTCCATCAATGTAAACATCACTCTGGAATGTTGCTACACCGACTACAGTAGAGACACCAGTTACACTCAGATTTTGAACTGTGGCAACACCAGCAGTTACTTCTACACCAAACTGATTAACCCTTAAAACATCATTATCATTATCATTACCAATAAGTACAGTTCTTCCAGAATCTGCTTCAATCTTAATATCATCACCACCAACGTTTACAATCTCACTAACATTAGATGAACTATTTTGTCTAATGACCAATCCTGTTGGAGTATCACCACTATACCCCAACATGATCCTATCAAGATTTTGCATCTGGATTTCTCCAGACGAAAGAATCTTAGTTTGATTTCCACCAAAACTAGCAGTGCCAGTAAATGTTGAAACGCCAGATACTTGAATGTCTGTTGCAGCAAGACCAGTGATGTTTGCCGAATATGCATCAAAAGTTTCAGTGTCAAGAGTGGTAATCGTACCAAGACCACTGTTAAAGTTGGCAATAGTACCAACACCACTAATACTAAGATTTCTACCTCTTACTTCATCATATACAATATCACCCCTAACATTTAGGTTACCGTCAACATATACGTCACTTTGGAAAGTGGCAATGCCAGCAAAGGTAGATGCACCAGATACCTGAATATCAGTAAAGATACCAGAACCAAGAGTAAGATTAGTAACTGCAAGATTAGTTACATCAACAGTGGTGATAGTAGCAGCAGTACCAACAATATCGGTGATAATACCAGCAGTGATCTTGGCATTAACGATATCACCTTCTGTAGCATCAATCGTCGTGATGGTAGCAGCAGTACCAACAATGTCGGTGACTGCTAATCCAGTAATATTGACATCCTTAGCATCTAAGGTCTCGATGTCTACAGTTGTAACTGTGGCATAGGTGCCGACTAAAGATGTTACGAGACCTGCAGCGATATAAGCATTAGGTACATTAAAAGTGACACCAACAGACAGTGCTTGATTTACAGTGGCAACACCTGTTACTACTACCTGTCTGGCAGTGAATTCATCAAAGGTAATGTCACCAGTTACATCTAAGTCACCTTCAATATATACGTCATTCTTAAAAGTAGAAATACCAGAAACCGACAGTCCACTTCCTACTTGGATTCTGTCGATTAAAGAGTTAGAGTTTGCAGAAAGTACTTTTCTAGGTAACAGAACACCTTCCTGAGTCAAATCATCAGGAAGTCTCTCCATGTAGTATTGACCACCTACAGGATAAGGTAGTGTACTTACACCAGCAGCACTACCAATGTAGAGTTTCCTGTAGGTGCCACCAACACCCAGATCATTAGTATCGTATACGTATACTAATTCACCGTCTGTTACACCTGTGCCTACTGGAGGTAAATCAGGTAAACCAATGCCAAATGTTCTTTTTAACTTAATTTGAGATGGCATTAGTAAACACCCCCATCAACGTTTAACTCAAGCACTGTAGAAGAATTAATCCACTTACCACTAGAACTTTGATAAACTAAAATCTGACCATTAACTTTATCAGAAATGTCAGTATCGGAAAGTGTCTCTAAAGAACCACCTCCTCCTCCACCACCAGTTGTCCCAGTAGTCAGTACCTTTACTGCTGGTTGTTGACCAACACGAACTTTTACTCTTGTCATTACCTGGTTACTCCTCCTCTAACAAGAACTGTTCCTTCAACTGCTCTTGTTTTAGTTCCACCAGTTTCAATAACTAGATCATAAACATATCTTCCAGGTTTTAATGTCGAAGTCAAAGTGGATCCCATGGAAACACTGATAACTCCAGTGGTGGGATCACTTACAGTTGTTTGAAACGGTGTGCTAGTTGTGGCAAGAAAATGTTTTCTCAAAGCAGCGCTATGTGCATACCCAGTCAAATCCAAAACACTGTCAGATGCAGCATCTGCCAACGTGAAAGATTGGTCAAAGGTTGCACCAACATTGATACTCAGATTTGATACGTATACGGCAGCCATTTAACGAAAGCACCCTATACAGGTATTTATCTACCTAATAAGTCATGAACTAATTTTTTCAATTCTTCAATTTCCCCATGAAGATTGGAGACTTCTCTTTCTAAATTTTGCTTTTCTTCTTCTTGTTTTTTTAAAGTATTTCTTTGACGGACATATTCTAGATATGCCCGTCTGTCAGTATTTACTATCGCACCAGAACTTGGATCACGATAGAGGTTTTGATATCCCTCTACCTTTATCATGCCAGTGCGATCGTTCTAATGTCCCTGAAAATGGGAACTTTAGACTGGTTAGTTGTTGTAGAAACAATCTTAATTGCATATCCAGTAAACTGCTCAAGATTATCGGCAGTAAATTGGTATTCAAGATATTCGTCAGTGTTCAAACTTGGTCTAACAATTGCATCTGGATGTCCAGTATTAGCAGCAATGTTAATTACCTCATCACCAAGTCCATCACCGTTAGTATCACGTAGATTTTCATATCCAGGGAATAATTCATAAGTTTGATCAATTTCACTGGAGTCTGCTCTTACCAACTTATAGAGAACCCTAAAGTCGGATTCTGCTGGTCTGTTGACTGTAAGAAGAACTCTCAATGATGTAGCTGGTTGCTGAAGATTAACTTGATTTGAGATATAAATCGCAGAATGGGGATCTGTATCATCCGAGTTAACTCTTCCATCAGTAACATAATTTAGTCCTGGATTGTCAATTCTATTTGAATAAAGTTCAACGTTAGCAAGATCTAAGTTAATGTATGGGGAAAGATAGTTAGTTTCTGTATTTAATTGAACTCCCATCGTGAATGACTTACTACGTGGGAGATCAGTTGTTCTAGCATCTTCATTAACTTTAGAAGCAATGAGTCTTGGTGTTTCAAGTTGATTAATTGTGTTAACACCGACTGCTTCAAAACCTTGATCCAGGAAGGATACCTCAGTTCCATTAATACTTGTTCCAGAAACGGTTCTAATGCTAGCAGAAGCATTAGTTTGATCACCAGGTGTTATGAGTTCAATGCTTGGTGCAATGTAGTTGAACTGAACATTTTGAGTTGCTTCAACAACATTTCCACCAACTAAAGAATTTGTATTGAAGGAAAGTTGTGGTTCCTGATTAGGTGTATCATCTGTGTCTCTATTTGATCTATCAATCTGAATGTAGTAACCATCAATGGTTCTATCAATAGAACCCATATCGTGAGTCTTATTGATCCTTCTCAGAGAAACTCCATTCAATTCATACTTCAGTGCTTGATCACCAGATTGGTGAGCAATTGTGAGAGTATTATCAACACCTCTTTCAAGAACACCAACTGTCCCTAAACCGACAGAATCATAAGCAATGATTTCGTCATTGATTACCAGATATCCAGTGTTAGCAGCACCAACAGCAATTCCTTCAAATGTCAACAATCCAGTTGTGCTTCCCAGAGAAATAACTTCATCATCAACACCAAGATTAGCAGAAAGAACATTTACTGGTGTGTTGGGTTTAATCTTGGACAAAGTAACTTTGTTGTTATCAGCATACATTCCGTGGTTATAGTGGTCAACAAAGAACCAAGATCCGTCGTTTTCATCACCAGTCGTTACGTTGCTTGAAGTAACATCAACGTTTGCTGCTTTAATGTTTCCACTATTGTCATAGTATGACAAACCAGCACCTACGACCAATCCTTCACCTTGAACATTAGTCAAATAGAGTGTATCAACACCCCAGAGACTGTTGATTGTGATTACGGCACCATCACCAAATCCACCGATATCGGCAGTGGTAAGACCAATTGTATCACCCTTGACGTATCCAGATCCAGAGGAAGCAACAGAAACAGCAGTTACGTTACTGATACCAGATCCAACAGTTACGTTGAGTGTCAGACCACTTCCATTGCTATTGATGTTGAATGTAGAAACTGGGTTAGAAGGTGTTCCATACCCACTTCCACCAGTAAATACTCCAACACCACCAGGAGCAACGGGACCACCTTGCTGATCAACAAATCCAAAATTATATTGTTTTGTGGCAGAAGTTACTTTTCTTCCAATAGAAAGTGTGCTAATTCCAGAGGCACCATTTGAATATGTCTCAATACCAACAGTCAATCTTCTGGGGTATGTTTCAATTGGATCCTCCCCAAGTCTTCTACTTCCAGAATTACTGATGTCAAGTTTTGGGTTATAGAAATATGCAGTTCCAGAGTTTGATGTAAAATTAGCACGATACAACTTAAACGTCATATCTTCATATTGATTAGCAGTCCAAATAGACCCGTTCTGAGACAAGAACAAAGATCCCATTGAATACTGAGTTGCATAAACCACACCAGTAGCTGCAGGAAGATCACTAGAATTAACAGTTTTCTTGCCCATTTCGGCAACCCAAACTTCATACTGATCTGTATCAGCAAGAAGAACTAAAGCATATTCTCTATTTGGTTCACAATAAATTGGAGATGGGAACTTAATATTAGTAGCAACAGAAGCATTAGGAGATGTCGTAATATCTTCTGGTTTTACTAAAACTCTTGCATATGGTGAAACTAGTTCTGTCGTTGGTGTACCAAGTGCCATGGTACGAAGTTGAACTTCACATGGAATGTTTCCAGGATCTTTATTAGCAAAGAATACATCAACAGAAGTAATAAATGCACCCTCTTTTTCCACAAGGAAAGACTGTGCAAGAGGATCATAGAAACTGACTGATACAGACTGTCTTACGATAACTCTTCCATTGGCAGTGTAATTTGTAGTTGCGGAAGAAATTAACTTACTACCAGGCAGAGGTTCTGCATTAGTAGCACTAGTTGTCAGTTTATATTCTTTGGTTCCTGTGGTAATTCTGACAGTTGGAGCAGGTCTTGCTAATGGATTTCTAAGGAAGAAAGATCCAATGAGATCACCACCATTGTCTGCAATCAGTCTGAGATTAGACAGAGTTGCCTGAGCACCACTGTTAAGACCTCTGAATCTACAACCAGTTTCAACACGTCCGTAGTAAGCACCTTGAGCTTGTGCAGATAGTGCAAAAGTATCTACGTTTAATACTGTGGATGCAAGAGAATATTGAGTTGGAAGAGTGGTTGTATTATCGTAAGGATTAATTGTATAAGAAACAGACGGTGTTGCAAATGCTCCTGATTTATGATCAGGTCTTGCAAGTCTGAATCTGATAATATCTACACCATCAACGGAACCAACTACGGTTTCACCAACTTGGAATACACCAGTTACACCCTCAACTTCAAGAAGTTTTGGAACAAAATCAACACCACCATTTCCATCAAGGAATTGATAATATCTTCCATATGGCTTATTACCAACACTACGGAACTCTACGTTCCTAGATCTCATAAATCTATCTGCAGTGTTAGATACAACTCTAACAAAAGATACAGATTGTCCCCTTCTACTGGGATTAGGTATTCTAGCTGATACTCCAGGAATCCAGATATTTCTTACCCAGAAGTCAGATTTTGGATTAAGATCAACACTTCCATTATAGAGAACAACATTAAATGGATTTACATTTTCTACTTTAGTTGCATGTGGTTGATTTAAATATTCAACTTCGTCATATTTTAACGTTACTAAACGACCTGTTTTTTGAACATTAGAATCTAAAAGGTCAAAGTCTACACTTAAATCAAGTTCGGCGTTTGGAACACTTGAATTAGATGCAAGAAGAGCATTTAAAGTTATAGCATCTCTAAATGGTCTAAGTTCATTATTTTCTGGCAGCATTACCGATCTTGGATCAATAAAATCACTGTTTCTAAAATTATCCACAAAGAAACCAGACTTAAATCTAGACAATCCAGTTGCATCTTGAACTTGTAAAGATTGAGTTTCTACTTCAAGAAGATTGAGAGATGTCAATTCCTCTAGTTCTTCAATTCTATCCTCAAGTTTTCCAATATCACGCATTGTATATCTTCTATTATCTTCCATGGTAATAGAAGCATCATTAATATCATAAAGATATGGTGATAAAGAAATAGTGGCAATCAACATTACATCACCAACTTTTTCTGGTGGTTTTGGAGTTCTATCAGGAACTCCTTCAACATAAGCAAAGTTTCCAAGTTTATCCAAATAAAGTCTATCTACTCTGGGTGGATAGAAACTATATCCAATTACAGAACTTTCATTTGCTGCAAGAAGAAGTTTTGGTTGATCTGTAAATACTCTCGATTTAAAATCAAATGGAGAAGCAGTGGCAGAGGATGGATCGTATACAGAAACTCTAGGTCTAAAATCTAAAGTGTCAGATGCTCTTTGCTGTCCTGGTCCAATAGATGGAATATCTTTAGAAAATCTTGCTGCATCATAACTATCAACAGTGAAAATATCACCTTCATCATTAGATGGTACTGTATAGTTGTCATAAACAACGTATAATTTTCTGTTTGGTTCAGAGTACCCATCATTTCTGACTAAACGAGCATAATCGTAATATTGATTTTTTTGACCTTTATCTAGAGTAAATCTATTTGTTACATCTGTATACCTTCCAGCAGTAACTGATTGAATTTGTGCAAGAACATTTGATTCTTGGAAGAGAACATTTTCTTGGAAAGAGAATCTGTTTTCGTTCAGATAAACGAATGTAATTTGATTCGCTGCTTTTGTTACTACTTTAGCAACCGTTCCAGAAGAACTTCCAACAAGATTTTCACCTAAAATTACACTGTCATTAATATCTGCATTAGTAAAGAAATTAATAGTGTCAAGTGTTACTGAGTTTTCGTCAATTGCTTGATATACGGCAAAAACATTTGCAACATCTGGATAGTTAAGACAAATTTCTTTGTCCTGAACCCTTGTTCCGTAGAAAATACTTTTGGTTAATCCATCATTAATACTACTATTTGCATCGGTTCCAGAATTGCTATATTTGGACCTAGTTACTTCAAGAGTTCTTACTCTGTTATAAACTTTTTGTTTATTTTGAATGGATGTTTTTCTCACGGTAGCAATCACATTAACATTGGACTGACTTGCTCTCAATCCATTGAAAGTGACTACATTGGAAGAAATGGATACTTGATCATCACGAAGTGGTTCAACGTCACCATCACTATAAATGATTGAATATCTTTCCTCATCAAAAGATTCAAATAAAATGTCAGTGAGACCAGTAATATCAGCAGCAGAAAGAGTCAAAACACCACTAGAGTTAGTCGTTTTTCCTGTTGCTTCTACTACTGCTTTGAGATCAGATCCAGTGAAATCTACTGTAGCAATGTTTCCATCATCTAAGGATGCATAAAGGAATCCCCTTTCTTCATTTCTAATTGAAGCTCTACCACGTCTAAATTGAACGGTAGTGGTTGAAGATGGTAGTGATCCATCACAAACACCATCAATGCTACTTACGGCAGCCAGAGTCATTTTAAGACCATCTGCAGTGATAGCACTTACTCTATTAAATGTTGGTACGGACTCCGTATTTTTTTGATATCTAACAATGTCACCAACTTTAAAATTAGCAAAATTATTACCAGCAGATGTTGTAATTCCAGTTGGATTGATACTAATTGTATCTGCTACACTGAATCCAGAAGGAACAGAAAAATCTAGAGCAGTGTCTGCTTTAAAATCAGTACTGTATCCAGACACAGCGCTAGTGTCTTGATATACCATTTTAATGTCACCAGCACCAAATTGTTTAACATTGTTAACAGTTCTTGGTGTTGTTGTAATTCCATTAATAGAAATAGACTCACCTTGAATAAAGGATCCTGCAGTCTGTCTCACATAAACTTGAGATGATCCTGATCCAACAGTTGTTGCATATCCAGTAGCACCACTACTCAAACCTCTAATAAACGCAGTATCTGGAAGTTCACCTGCACTTAGAGTTTGATTAAATTCCAGTTTTGTATATGTTTGAATATCATACAGATAACAATCATAAATTGTGGAGTTTGGTTGATCAATATTTACTTGAGATTCTGGTTTTACTGTGTATACTCTTGCCTCACCTATTTGAGTCCCTACTGGTCCAGAACCATTATTTTTTCTATTATCATAAAGTTGTATGGCAGATGTAAATTGGGGAATACCACTAACATTATTAAGTTTGAGAAGGTTTCCCATCTCAAAATCAACAGCAGAAGAGGTTACTGTTTTTGTCTGTCTTGTCTTATTAACATCAAGAATCGTAGTGCCATTTTTATTTACGTCATATCCTCTAACATAAGCAACACCTGGTCCTACCTTAAGACAAGCAAGGTCATCATTAGGAATTCTTCCTTGAGATGTAGATTGATTGCTAAAATACAATCCATCATTACCAAGTCTATCATTTAGAGAATTAAACAATCCAAGTTCAAAGTCTTCTACGGAATAGTCACCAGACTCTTCGTAAGTTCTTTTTGCAAGATAGTCACGAATAATATTATATTGAGTGCTCTTGATAATTTTTCTAATTATACCAGATTCAACTCTCAGAAGTTCAATAAAGTTGACATCGGTGGTATCAGTGATACTCTTTTTACCAAGGATTAATTGAATTTTCAGTCTATCTGCACCAGGTGCAGTGTAATTAGAGAATCCTTTAGCATTATCATAAAGAGTAGCATCATCTTTTGCCGTAGCAATAGTCTCATTAATAATTAAACCAACTCTATAAGAGGGTTGATTTGTATATTGATCTAAAAGAATTGTTTGCTTATCTACTCTAACAAATGTTCCTCTAAGGAACATAATACCCTCACCAATGTGGGCAGCAGATCCAATAGAATTGGAATTTTCAGCAATACAAGTAGCAAATGTATTACCAGCTGGGATAGTTGTATTTCCGTAATCTACTGCCTCTAAAGTTTCTAAATTTTCACCATCAGTAAAAGAGGAACGGGCATTATTAGTGTTACCCGAATCAATATACTTTACATATAAGGTGACGTTATTTCTTTCAGAATTACTCTGAGAAAGAACATATTGAATTTGAGCAGAAACACCAGACTCCTGTCCAATAATCCTTTTTCCTACAAAATTGTTAATATAAACACTAACATCTGTTCCCAAATGAGAAGAATTAATTTCTACCGCATAGAATTGATCATCATATGTTACATTACCAGGAATTACGATAGATCCCTCTTTAAAAATATGACTGCCAAAACTTTCCAGTTGATTCTGTAAAATTGACTGGAGAGTTGTTAATTCCCTTGCCTGAATTGGGAATCCAGGTTTGAACAGCACACGATAATAATCCTTAAGAGGATCAAAATCGTCATAGTATGGATTGACGTTGAGATTAGTCTGTTGTGGCATTTTATTAGAACTCTAATACGATTTTAACGTCTTCCTTCTGTCGTTCATTCCTGGTAACAGAGGGTCTATTGTCAAGGTAGATGATCTCTCCCTTTCTTTTATTTATTTCTGGATTTGCAAGACCATCTGTAAACTGAACACCAAGATTAACAACTCTACCATTATTAAGTGTTGTAGTAATACCACTAAAGTTTTGATCTACGTTAACACTGAATGATCCACCAGTTTTAGTAATTGCATTTGAACTGGATGTAAAGTTAATAATCGGTGCCCTGGATCTTACATTTGTTGCATCAGTTTCATCCCCAGTAGCTTCTTTATAGTAGAGACTTCTGTCTTGATAATATTTAATAACCTTAGTTTCTGTGTCGTAAGAAGCAACAATACCCCTAGCTGTAGATCCAACACCTACAGTTTGCTGAATCGTGTCTCCAACAACCAAATCCTGTGCAGCACTTTGGGTTTCATATTTAATTGAATATAGTGCTGAGAACTGGTTATCGGTAAAGATACTATCAGACCCTAAAAGGGTTGGATTCTTAACAATTCCAACCTGTGCAAAAACTGTATCATCAGCAAAATCATAAGAAGAATTATCAAATCTTGCATACATCAGAACTTTATCTGCACCAAGTTCTTTGTAAACATCAAAACCATGACCTTTAGATGGTGGAATAATTGGTGTTAACTTAGCAAAAGCAGAAGTTGCAGTTTGAACACCCGTGTTTTCACTGGAGAGATCAACACGTCCAAAGGAATATCCAGATCCACCCGAAGTTACTTGTGTTTCAATAATTTGACCAAGAGAGTTTGTTGTTACCCTGACTTTTCCACCTTGACCATCACCAAGAATTGGGAACTCTTTAGCAGTAAACTGAGGATATCCCAAACCTGGTTCATCAATAGCAACGACTTTAATTTGGTTACTATTCACTTCAGAATTGGCATTATCTCTAACAGCCTGAATACCAGTATTGGTTGTAGTTGACCAATCATTTGGTACAGTAATATATTCCGTAGAGTCAAACTTGACAATATCACTTGGGCTAATAGTATACATGTATTTCCACAAGTAACCATCACCACTAGTTCCTGCTCTACTTGGTTCAACATCAGTAAATGTTGGTTCGTCAAGAGAAGCAGATGGTGTTGTTGAAATTCCAGTAGCTGTTCCGTTATCCAAACAAATATAGACACGGAAATCACTATTTACAACATAATAATTAGCATCATAAAGTCTATTGGAATTAGTTACCTGAGCTTGATAAGTTGCACTATAATCATGCCTATAATAATCATATGTTGATCCCTGAACCCAGTTTACTTTTCTAATCAATCTTCTTGTGTTAGAAGAGTTGACACGTTTACCAAAAAGCATCGTGTCATAAACATGATTAGAATAGTTGAAATTATCAACAGGAAAAGGTGTTCCACCAGTATCATTCCAAGTGGAGGTTCTACCATATCCAGATCCAGTAGGATTGGATAAACTCATAAAAGCATAATAAGAATTTGCTGTATTTGCGACAGATGCCACAAAATTCTCAGCATTCAAAATCCTAAATTGATCTGTAATAATAGCAGACATTATTAGCCTTTTGTTTTTCCTGTATTTATAAGGTGATTTTTACTGTTTACTCAGAGCACCAGTATTTCTAAGACCACCGTTCCTTCTTTGGAAAGTTGGATATGTAGTCATACCAACTTCAAAGGAATTTCCATCTACGGAGACAGAAATAGGATTATCATTCCTAGTAACACTGGAAATTCTTCCCCAAGAAATTCTACCTGCTGGTTCAAGATAAGAACCTGTGGTAGCAATTCCAACAAAATTAGTGTCTGGATCAACCTGACATGTAAGAATACCAACTGTTCCAGAGAACTGAGTGTAATATGCTTCATAAATGTTATCTAACTTATCAGTAGAAACTCCGATAACATTAGTTGTACCAATTCCGACTGAAGTTGCTGATCCAACAAGTGTTGTGAGACCAGTTCCGACACCAGTATCAAATACTAGAACACGATATCCTTGTACTAATTCTTGCCTTTCTACCAAAGTAGGAACATCTTGAAGGTCAAGTTGGAAAGTTATTCCTAAACCTTCTGGGGGAATACTGAAGTGATACTGAGATCCAATTCCAGATGTATTAAGGACATACGCACGTTCACCATTTTCTTTGATTGTCAAAGAAACTGTTGCTCCAGCACCAACACTTAAAGTAGATGTTGCTGCTACAGAAACTGTTGTTACATCAAAACCAGTGGATAATGTATATTCAATAAATTTCTCCGTATCAGCACCAAGAACAACCATTTGTGTTCCATCGGTACTCATAGCAAAATCTGTTGGAGCAGCATCATCAGCACTCAACGATCCAGAACTAGATGCATAAGAAGCACTTGTAATATCAAAAGCACTGGACAATGTGTAACTGTAAAGTGCTGAATCCACTGGAGAAATTGTAATAACCTTAGTGCCAGTGTCTACAATTTCCAATCCTCTGTGAGTTAAGGTTTGGTTAGCAATAGTTGTTTGAGTGGATATACCTGCTGCTGTATCACTTGTCAAATCCCAAGCAACAGAAAGATCAAATTGATTTAACTGAGTAACAAATGGTGCTTGAGCACCACGACCAAGAGTGTACAGTTTGGTTCCATCATCACGAATAAAGATGTCATAAATGTCTTGAACTTGTGTACTAATTCCAAGTTGATTGCTAGCATTGATGGTTGCAGTATCAATTTCATAAGGAGTGGAAAGATCCCACTCAGTAATAGTCAGAGTGTTCTGATCAGCAACATATAACTTGGTTCCATCTGGTCTCAAGAAAATTGCCTGAAGATCATTCTTAGAACCGTCTACAAGATTTTGACCTTTTCTGTAAATTGCCTTAGTTACATCAAATGGATAGAATTCCTCCAATCTTGCAAAAGAAGTTGTGATTCCAGTGATAACACCAGTGTACCCTTGAACATTAGTATCAATAATTCCAGTAATAAGTTCGGTTGGAATTGTGGTTGTAGAACCGATTCCAGCAGTAGAGAATCCAGACATAATGAGTCCTCCAAAATTACTGTCTGGATCACCAGTTGGATCAACACCCAAGAAGAGAGAAACATCTTCAACAAAAATTTCAGTGTCTGATGTTGTAATATCTTTGAGAACTTTTGCAGTTGGATAAATTTGTGCCTCAATAGAATCTCTTGCTTTAGAAATTATCTCACCACCAAGAACTCTATCAACTTTTTGCTTAGTCCAAGCAATTGGTTTTGGTTCCGTAGTGCTGACACCATCTCCTCTATAAAGAGATGTTTCAATTTCACTGGACGATTTAATTCCAACAATAATACGATCACTTTCTTGAGAAAGATTGTCAAATGTTAAAGTTGCTTCATTTTTTTCAATGAATGGAGTTCTTCTTAAACGAATATCATCACCAGTTTTGATAGTCTCCGTAATATCGTTTAAGAAACTATCAACCCCACCAGTTCCTCTGTAGAAGAAAATGACAATATTGTCTTCTGGTGCAGGTGGTTCGGCAAATGTTATAGAAGTTCCACCATAAAACTCATATGCATCACCTGGTTCTTGAAGAATTCCATTGATAAAAACAATTAAAAGATACTCAAGTTCAATAGAAGCAGAATCAGCATCATTTTTATCGGTTTCAAAACTAACCAATTGGTCATTATATGCTAATGGGAATCTAGTTCTAGTTCCATCTTGGAAAGGTTTGATGCTATCAATGTAATCCATTTCACCAAACTGCCATGCTGAGAATTCATCCTCAAATGTATCATCAATTGTTATTCTGAATTCATTAAAATCGTCACCAGCAACTGGGTCCGTTGTCATACCAACAACTCTAACAACATCACCTCTTCTAAATGCATATCCAACTTTTGTGATATCAAACTGCTGAACTTCAAATAAAGTTGCACCAACACCAGTTTGTACAACACCACCAGTACCAGAGGTATAAGTGTATGTTCCTGCTGTATTAGCAGCACCAATATTGATAGTGAAGTTATTAGCATCAATATATTGAAGAACTGTATAATCATATCCAATTTCTGTGGATGGGAAAATTGTGCCACCAGATCCAACAGGGGCATTTGGAGAGAACTGAAGATTTTTCAGTTGAACAACATCACCAGTTGTAAATCCATGCCCAACAGCACTAACTGTAGACAACCCAGTAGTATCATCATAAGTAAAATCTACAATTGGATTTGAATTAAAGAATGTGTTGATCCCTAAAACACCAACAGTAATTGACATTCCAATACCAGTTACTGTTGTAGTACCAGTAGCAAGTCTAGAAACACCCTCAATAACAAGATTGTCATAACGAGGTTCTTCAATATTAATTGTTGGATTTGTATATCCACTACCAGCATTGGTAATAGTAAAGGCTAACGTTCCACCAGCACCAACAGTTGCTGTAATTTCGGCAACAGTACCTGTATGACCAGATTCAGTAACGGCAATTCCAGGAGCCGTGATTGTAGAATATCCACTACCAAAACTTGCGGTAGTCCATTTGGCAAATGTTCCACCACTATTGTATGTGTGAGCAAATGTTACAACACCAACTTGAGTTTCAAATTTAGTACTAGAAAGAATTCTAGTTGCATAGTATGGACCAATCGGTTTTACCTCAAATGCATTTCCAGCAGTAGATCCAGATCCAGCATACGTATGAGCAATGGTAGAAACACCAACATTAACTACAAATTTATTGGTTCCAGCAATTCCAAGAATTGGATACTTATTGATATCTACTGCCTTTCTACCAGAACTACCATCTGGGAAAACAGAAGTTGTTATACCAGCATGGGGTGCAGAACAAGTAAATCCAATATTGGAAAGATGCACAAGTCTACCCACTCTAAAGTTGTGAGCTGATGTAAGTCCAACTGTGGCAATACCAGTTCTATTATCGTAATCAAAAGAATTGATAGTAAAGTTTACACCCTGTGCCGATGGGAAATTGTAGTTGTTTGCAAACGGAGATCCAGATGAACAAGTGAAATTGAGATCTTTGAGTTCAATCTTATCACCAGTGTCAAGTTCGTGATCAACAGATGAGGTTACGGTAAGAATACCAGTAGTGTTATCATAATCAGCATCAGAAACAGCAAGGAAAGTACCCGTTGTAGGCACACCAGTAATAGCAGTAATTTGTCCAAGAATAACTGTTGGTACTGCAGTTGCGGCACGCAATGGTGCGTATCCAAGACCATTTGTAGATCCAAACGAAATTGGAACACCACCTCTTGGCAATTGATTCAAATTAACATCATTTGGATCAATAATCTGATCACCACCAACTGACGTAATGCCAGTAAATATAACACTACTAATTCCTGCAACCTCAGTAATTGAGAAATTATTATCCGTGTTATTTGGTGCTGATGGAGCTTGAAGAACACCATTAATGAAGACTAATCCATTTCCACCAGTTGTTCCAATTCCAGTAACATTGCTTCCTTCAGAAGTTAGTGTGAATTCTGAAGTTACACCGTCAAACTTATCAGAAACATCGTCAAAAATTAAGTTAGTATCATAATCTTTTCTCAAATAAACTCTACCAGAGAAATTAGATCTTGGGATGGTTAAACCCCTACTATCTAAATCTTGTCTACCAGCACCCATTGGTGCTTCAGTAAAGTGAATTTTACTATTTACAATATCAAAAGATCCTCTATAAACACTAACGGCATCAAATTGACCGTGAGATGTTGCACTTGATCCAACAAATCCACGTTCAACTTCAACAAGTGGAAGAGTACCAATTGCCCCTACACCAGTAGTATTAGTGGATCCAAGACCAACAATAGTAACCTTCATATACTCTTCACCAACTTTAATCACATCTGCTGGTCTAAACGAAGAAATTCCAGAAAGTTGGATAATAGTTGTTCCTGCACCAATAGAGTGCATAGTTTGTTCAGATAAAGATGTTTTTGATAAAGGTGACTGAACAATACCATCAATGGTGATAATGCTCTTCTCATTCCTCTTTGCCATGGCAAAAACATGTCTGTTTCCAGAACCAAGATCAGTAAATGTCACAGCAGTTCCAGCAGCTGCTGCTGTCGTAGTAATAGCAACTCTAAATTGAGCAGAATTATCTCTGATAGCATAAACTGTTTGTGGTAATCTTGCTGTTCCAACACCAGTATCATAAACAAGACCAGTGGCACCTACACCAATCAAATTAGATCCTGCTGCATATTCAAGTTCTTCTCCAGTCTGGAAGAAATGGTTTAATGTGAATACACCTGTTGTTGTGCTAAGAAGACCAACTGTTGTTGGGTCAAAAGTCTTGGCAAAGATATCAGTTCCTTCATGTTTGAGATCAAACTCTAAAATTTCTCTTTGGTTAATTCCATAGTAAATTGACTGGGAAACATTTTCGTTTACATCACCATAAGATAGATCACCAATTCCAGCAATATCACCGTTATTGTCAAGATCTCTGTAGATAATTTCATTAAATGTCTGAACAAGAATATCACCAGTGTAGTCTGGATGGAACTTGAGATCTACTCCAGTGGCAGAATACTCTGCGGAGAAAGTACCAATACCATTAATGTCGTTGACAGACAAATATGGATAACTTAAAACATACAGATTTTCTCTTGCTTTTTGATCATTTACAACATAAACTTGATGTAAGGATTGAGTCTCACCGATACTCACTCTAACAGTAGATTTTAGTGATCCATCAGTAATACTATTAATACCAGTAATAATCGTTGGAGTTCCACCAGTTACTGTGGCAAACTCAGTTTCAAGTCTACCTGTTCTTTCTGTACCATTTTCTGTTCCAGAAAGTTTGAATCTATAAGTTCCAATACCAGCACTAGTATTGCCAATGCTAACAGTTTGAGTTCTCAATCTAACATCATTAGATCCATTATTATTGTAAATGAGACTTACTATCCCAGAATCAATAGAAGAAGTGAATGATCCAATAAATGGTCCAGAAAGTCCATTTAATCCAACTCTGGTATTAAATGCTGTCAATTCTGTCAAGAAGGTGTCAGCACCATTATGGGTAAGTACTATCTCAATATAATCTACCGTGTTTTCTAACTCATCAAAAACTTCAACACTGGTATAGAAAGTATCAGCCGTTGTTGTACTAAATCCAAGAACAGTTGCTCCAACACCAGCAACAACATCTTGAGTTTTAGAAATAAGATCCACAAATCCAATACTTTGAGATCCAATTCCAGCAGAATCATCATCAAAGAAGGTTTGTAAAAGTTTTACTTCATAATCAGTATTGTAAATCTCATTTGGTGTAAATCTCAAAGAATATTGATTTGTTTCTTCGTTAAAGAATCCATCAAGTTCTCCAATAGTTTCACCAACACCAACTTTTTCAAGAACAAACGTGTCTTCATTATTACTGATCATTACCAATTCCTTGAGTCCCATTTCAGAGTCATTAGTGACATCTACGATTTGAGCTAAGAACTTGTTGGTTTTTCTACCATCAGTGAACAATGAAACATCTTTATAATCAAGAAGTTCATCCGAATCTTCATTTAAGAATTGACTGCTAATATCATCAATACCGATAACTCTATTTGACTTATTAAGGATGAAATCAACGACTTGTACATTTAAGAATTCAATAGACTTTGATGTATTTGTTGTTGCATCAACATCTAATGCATAATCAAAATCATTAATTGTGTCAACTCTCTTAGATCCATCAAAAACGTCAAGAACTAAGAATGGTTCTTCTTGTGCTGTCGTGAAAGAAGCACCTACATTTCCCTTTGGATTAATTTGAGTATCTGCAAAGTTCCTATATCCAGCTGGGTGAACATTATCATTTACAAAGCTAATAATATCATTATATGCCTTAGTGCTTTGAATAGAATAAGACATTCTTTGATAATAATCATTATCACCAGTTACTTGATAGTCTTCACTGAGTTTCCCAATATCATCACCCCAACCCTTTGTAAAAGTAGATGTTGAATCAATTTCAAACTTGCCAACTTTTGAAGAAATTTCAGAGACAGTACATTTTGCCCCAGTTACAGAACCAGTTAATGTATCTCCACTTCTAATTGGTGTAGTTCCCGTCACATTAAGTTTTCCAGTCAAAGCATTAAAACTACTGACAACTAAGTCAGTAGATCCGACTAGAATAAGATCGTTCAGATAAAGGAATTCACCTTCAACAAATAACGATGTTTTTTTGTTTACTTTGAATTCTGGTACGTTATCTTTTTTAGCTACATTTGCAAACAGTCCTGGGGTTGTAATTGCAATTCCCGTATTTGTTCCAGCAGGAACAAGACTACTGAGATTATATGTAAGTTTGTTTGGATTAACACTAGTGTCAAAATTAGTGACTGTAAAGAATTGATATCCATAATCAGAAGAATTATGTCCCTCACCAGTGGTAGATGCTAGTCCAATTCCCTCTACAAAAACTTTATCACCAACAACGAATGGTGCTGTAGAGAATCCCAAAATAGGTGTGGAGATGCTTAATGTAACTTGATTATCCGTGCTAGAAGCAACACTAACAATAGAAATTCCATTGTCGTTATTAACAGCTACTGCACTGTAAACAACATCATTCTTAAGTCCAACTGGATTTCTATCAATTCTAATTCCAGCAGTTTCCACCCCATCAACGAGTGTTGTTGGGCTTACAGCGTTACCTGATAATTCGGCAGATCCTTGGAAATCAGACACATTGCTGTCAGAAGAGGGATCATACAGAACAATAGTTGGTGGAGTTAGATAATTTTTACCACCAGTAACTACAGTAATAGAATCTAGAGTTTCAAAATCAGAAACTGTAAGTTCATCTGGAACATTAGCAGTAGGAGTCAGTGTTTTATCTGATGGATAAGAGAATCCTGGTGTTAAAAGTCTTACAGACTCTAGTTTACCAATATTTTCCGAATTTAATCTTAAAACTGCATCGGATCCATATGTAGAAGTAATACTAGAAATATTTGGAACTGTTTTATATCCAATTCCACCAAAAATGATCTTTACCTTATCAATTGCACCAGTGGCACTTGTAGATGTCGTTTTATAGTTTATAGAATCACATTCGGAAATAGAATATGAAGATCTCTCAGTGACATCAGAAAGATTGACATCAAACGTAGTGCTAGTTACTCCAGTGATTTGGAATGTTCCATTGTACTTGCTATTGGTAAACCTAATTTCATTAAAACCACTTACATCAGTATCTGCTGTACTAATAAATCCACCCTTATCAATATTATAGTAAATAATATCTGGCAGTGCAGAGGAGAATCCTACCGTTAAACCAGCTCCTGCTGTTCCATTGGTTCCAAAAGACGAAATTAAGAAATTAGTAGTTTGTCCAGTGGATACTAAAGAATTATTAAACTTATCATCATAGTATATTTTTAAATTGTATCCAGATAAACTTGAATCTTCTAAATTAAAGACAAGATCATTATTTCTATAAACTGGAAGTGGGGGATTTACAAGAGAAAGTGTCTGAGAAGTTCCACCAACAGAAGTTAAATTAACGAAAATTGGGGGAGAAGAGAGGGCATCAATTCTGGTTTCAGTAAACCTAAAATTATTTTTATCAATGACAAAAACATAATAAGATCCAGTTGAAAGTCCACCAATAACTTCACTAGATTCATAATAAACTTTATCACCAGTTGAATACTGATGATTAGTCTTATTGATAGTATTTGTTGATGTATTAACTCCTACAGAACTAATTGCTACTGGATTTACAAGAATTTTTTCATCAACAACTTTAATGACTACAGTAGAGGCAAGACCAACTCCAGTGCTAAATCCAGGATTTACTTGCAATTCAATTGTATCACCATTAGTTAACCCGTGTGTCTCACCAGTCGAGACAGTAGCAGTAATTTTTTTAATGTCTGCTGTTACTTGATCATAATTTGTTTCAAATTTATAGTCATACAAATTCATATATTTCACATCACGGAAATATACTTGATCACCATCTAAAACTGTAGAAATACCGATTGTGTCTTTAGATGTTTTAATTGCATAGAACTGACTTGGCAGTATAAAAATATTACCATCTGGACTTGTAGAAATTCCAATAGAAGTTGTACCAAGACCAACTGAATAAGAAACTAATTGGTTTGTTACAAATGGATGATCTTCAAGGAAAATGTTTTGAGTGAGAATGCTCCTTTCAGTGGTTATTCCATTAAATTGATATGATCTGGTTGTGGAAATTCCAGCAGTGGTTCCAATACCAACAACCTCAAAGGGATTGAAGAACACCGATTCTTGTTCTCTAGAGGAGAAATATGGTGTTTCTACTTTAACCGTAAATCTTTGAGGGGAATAAGTTACTGTTTCAGTAGCGGTATGGGCAACTCCACCACTAGGAGTTTCTGATGCAAATCTTTGAACTCTGATAATACCATCACCAGGAAATGAATTTAAAATACTAAAAGTTTCATTGGATATTTTAAGAGAACTACCAATAGAAACTGGGAGAGCAGTTACTGTAATGTCTGTGGTCATGCCACTGACACCAGTAGTTCCCATTCCTACTACAAGTTTAGAATCTGGTAAATTTGTAGTAATGATATGGGAATCATCCAGATTTTCCACAAAAGTAGAAAGACCAGTGATTCTAACAATATCGTTGTTACTAAGAATAAAACTTGGGCTAATATTAATTTCTACAGTCTTATCGTCTTTCCAAGATACAATGGCATTTTCATAAACAGTTTCTGTTGATGCTATAGATGAGACAGATCTTCCAGAAATCTTAGAAACTTCAGCAGCAAGACCAGTTCCAAATTCAGTATCACCAAATCTTAATGTGTCACCAATAGCATATCTTGCATTTCCAGTAGCAGCAATACTAATGGAATTGATTGATCCAGAACTAACTACATCTACTAAAGCATCTTGAGGAAATACTCTGTATGGTTCAATAACAAAATCATAAGAAGCACCAGGTTCCGCAATTTTGTGTGGGAAAGTGTTTCTAGAAAGATTTGAATTGTTGAAATCAAAGTTTTGATCAATAGAAACCGCAGGATCTACGTTAACAGGAATACTTTCTGATCTAAAATAATTTCCAACAAAGAATGGGAATTGTGGATTTCCATTTACATCAATTGTAGCATAGTATGCGTAAATTCCTTCTGGAAATTCATTAGTGATTGTAAATCTTCCATTGAATTCATCAAGATCACCAGAGTCAATAAATCTGTAGTCATCAACAAAAAATCCTAATGGGAAAGTTGTTGAATCTGGTCTGTTAGAAATGTATGAAGCATTTGATGTGTATCCAGAACCTACTCTTTTAATACCACTCTGAATATTCTCTGGGTCATTGTATCCATAAGCGCCATAAATTGGATTTCCATCATATGCCCACCCAATAATTGGAGAGTGGAAAGATCCATTATCACCTAATGCACTTCTTAAGGTTACTCCATATCCAATAGCAGCATACTCAAGACCTTGATCTGGAGTTGGAGTTACAATTTCCCCACCATTATCGTCAATCTTGGCAAACTTATTGACACCCAAACGTCTTACGAAACCATTCAGAATTGCCCCAGAACCAACCGAATTAGCCTTAATAGTGGTTGTATTAGGATCGTAGTTTAAACCCTTGCTGAGGACGACTACAGAGGTTACTACACCCGCATTATTTGTGAGAGCTCTAAGTCTTGCACCAGTTCCAGTTGTTCCAGTTCCTACTGGGTTGGAATTAACGACTAATTCTGGTGGAGATGTATATCCACTACCACCATTAAGAACGAACACACTATCAATCTGTCCATTAAGAACAACAGGTCTTACTTCAGCACCAGTTCCACTATTAACAGAAATTTCTGGTGTTTTTTCAAAATTGAGGATCTCAGACCCATAATCAGTTCCAGCATCGTAGAGATAAGCATCTACAATTGGACCTCTAACGACTGGAGTTGCTGTAAATGTTCCTTCCGTAGATTGAGTTGTTACTGCCTTAATTGTAACAGCAATTTCTGGATATTTAAAAATGTGACTTCCAACACCAACTGTTTGCAAATTAGCAAACTTCTCTCTATTGAAATCCGTAAGATTAGTTCCACCAACACCTGCATTTGCAAGTCTAAACTCTCTATCAGACAGAGTTAAAACTTTGTATTGAACTGTTGTGGAAAGTCCAGAGATAGGAGTATCAAAGTATTCATATTCTACAAAATCACCGTTAGTAAAGTTATGGTTATCAAAAACAATACTGTTATTTGCTGTATTAATACCTGTTGACTGAACAATGAGTTTTCTATTAGAATATCCTTGTCCAGGGTTAAGGACATTAATTCTATCAATCTTTAGCTTCTTATTAGTAGTTCTGAACTTCATCAGTCCAGCATTGTTCTCAGTTGTAATACCAATTGTATTAATACCCAACTGAGCATCAAGTTTAGTATTATGAACCTGAATAGTGCTGCTATTGATAAACTTAGAGTAATAGATATTACCTGTTTGAAGTGTTAATCCTTGTACAGCATCATTTGCTGTATTTGTAGAGATACCAAGTGCCGAATTTCCTAATGCGTTGTAAACAATAGGATCTCCAGTTTGGAAATTATGTTGAGTTTCAAAAGTGATAGTATTTGCGGAGACATCAACACCACCACCTTCAGCAAGGGTATTGGCATTAAAGAAGACTTCTCTGAACTCCGAAGCAAGAGTTGCAGATGCTGTAGCTCCTTCACCATTACCACCAGTAATATCAATTGATACTACTTGTTCCAAGTCAAAGTTAACTGGATCAACCAAAATGTCTTTGAAAGAACCCTCAACAACTGGTTGAACTAACGCAGTTGTTCCAGATGATACTGTTGGATTATCAACAATGACTCTTGGAGCATTTGTAGCATCATATTCAGATCCACCACTAAAAACTTCTACACGACTTAAAGGACCGTAGAATACAGAGTCATCAACTTTATAGTTGGTAATTTCAACACCATTAATCAACATTCCAATAGAACCTGGTTGAGTAAGTTCTTTACTACCAGTTTTAATATCTTGACTCAGTGGGAACTTTTTAAGAAGTTTTTGTGGTTGAATCGTGGATTCTCTTTGTTCAGCAAGAATAAAAGAATGTGGACCACTATCAGATGGATTAAATCTCACATAAGATCCAGCTGCTAAGAAAGACCTGGAAAGAGAAATTTTAATTCTATTATTATTTGGTGGCGCTTGTACTTCTACAAAATAACTGCCAGTCGCTAAACCAACAATTGGTGCTGCTCCATCAAGTGGTTGATAAAATACCTCATCACCAGTAAAGAAAGGGACAGCATCTTGAAAGGAGATGGTATCATACGAAAGCAAATTGAGATCATAATTTTGAATGCTTCCACTTGCTGTAGATGCAACAGAAATCTGAGATTCTGTTGTTACAGGTCTAATCACATAAGATGGTAAAGAATTACTAGCAACATAACCAAATTCATCATTCTCCACATATGTGTTAAGAACATCAGAAGTCAATACATTATCACCAGCAGATAATGGAGCTCCTAAACTAGATGCTGTATTAATTCTTTTTCTAATATCATAACTTAAATTTGGATTTATACCAGAGTAGTCTCCAGATCCAAGAGTTACTGCATTATTAGTTAAGTTTACACTTACAACTTCAAGATTAGATGCTGCAATATCTTGACTAGATCTTCTAACAACATCAACAAAATCTCCAACTTTTAGGCTGGATCTGTCAATAGGAGAACTTAAGTTAAATGTTGATCCACTAAAACTTGTTACAAAGTATCTTGAAGATGTATTATAAATCCAAGAATTAAAGAATACTTTATTATAACTAGTATCTTCCTGTTGATTAGATACTACTTGCCCAAGATTTTTAATTGTAAGTCTAGAATTCTCTACAGAAGAAAAGATAGACTCCTCTTGTCTAAACTTACTTAAAACACCAGTCAGTACAAATCTTACTTGTCTTGTAAGATCATTATCTTCAAATGCATATACCTCAAGATCTTGTGTAATTTCTGTTCGTGGGTCAATATTTAATGTTAATCCACTACAACCAATAAACTGAGTAATGGTTTTGTCAGTGTAAGTAACGGTATCGTTTCCAACGGTAAACGATCCAGACTCTGGGAAACCAATAGTAGAGTCTACAGTAATTACAGATGCTCCTGCAGAGTGACTACCAATAGTAAAACTAGATCCAGGAATTTGGAATTTTCCTTCAATTAAACTCTCATCATCAAATCCAATAAAGAGTGAGATTTTATAATATGTTTGAACACCAATATCATCTGTGGTTCCTCTAGTAAAAATCTCTACCTCAGAAATTGGTCCACTGGCAGCACCAACTCCATTATTTGGTTGAGCATCTTGGAAAAGAGTTGTTCCAGAAATTTTAGTGGGATCTCCACTAATTAATTTTGCTACAACTACTTCTCTTCTAATATACTCTGCGTAGGATGGTTTTGAAAGGAATTGTTCCAGGTCAATAACTTTAGAATCAATTCCGTAAAGTACTTTTAAAAGAATTTTGATTGATTCTTCCGTACCCTTGCTTTCGTATAAACTTCTAGACTCTTTTATGAAGTTATTTACATTAAGTTCCGATGCAAGTGTTGTATCTTCTAGTCCAGGGGTGTATAATTTCTTAAGTTTGGTGTAAAATTCTTTAAGAAAGAGCGCACTAAGATTCTGTACTGATGTTCCAGAAGTGTGAGTTTCCGCAACAGACTCTTTAAATACTAATTCTTGTGGATTATTTGGAGCATGGTAGGATGTAATTCCAGAGAAACCACGCACACATCCCGTAAATGAATTCGTAGTTACTCCAGTGTAAGTAATAATTTCGTTATCTAATTTAATTAATCCATATTCCTGCGGAAATCCCTTGGTGTTAGTTACAAAAATTTCCGTATCAGTTGTTGAAATGTCAGAGGTTACCGTTGACATTCCAGCAATTACATCTGGAGTCAGACTATCTAACTTCAGATACTTATCAATATTCTCTGCAATATCAACTGGACCACCAGCAAATTCCTGGGAGGTGTAGTAACTGCTAAGGAAATCCACAACAAGTGGATTTTCCTCCTTGATGAATTCAGGAAGTTGACTGTCTACAACTTGCTGAATCTTTACTCTAAAATCAAAAGCAGAATCGGTGTTTATCATTTCCTACTTAATTGTCCGTTGGTATAACTGGATGCCACGGGGAAACCAACCCCCGAAATTTGTTCACCAGAAGTAATGGTGTCTCTTGCCATATTTATGGTGCTATTATCAATATTCAATTGCAAATACAGGTCTTTGAGACCAATAACATCATTTGATTCTGGAACTGCTTGTATTTCAATAATTCCGTTTAATTTGACTGTAGAAGTAATATTTACAGTATTAATTAGAATTTCACCTTTTACGTAATCAACTGATCCAGCAGCAGGAACAATTACAATGGGACCAGTATCAGATTCTTTTACAATTGCAATTGCACCAGATTCCAAATCTGCATTTGGAACATCCGTGAAATATAATAAGTCAGAAGAACCCTCTACTGTGAATCCAGTGCTCTTGATGTTATATCCACTAGCAACAACATGGAATTTATTTCCATAACAAATTTCATATTGAGTATACTGGTTGAGAAGTGCCTTTAAATCTCTTCTTATAATCACTTTTGTGATATTTGAAGTGATAGCAGCATTAGTGTCGTCAATGACTTTAATTGCTTTACTATATTTGAATCTTCCACCAAAAGTGTTAAGATCAATAGAATCGGAATATGAATTCAAACTAGAAACAACATCAGTTCTTAATTGATTTGCATCTGGAACTTGACTTGCATTATAAAATACGGTTGAATTAAGTTCAATGTATAGAAGTTTGAGATCCTCAATTCTTTGATTTACACCAGCAACGGCATAAGTTTTTAATTTGTTTAAAATTTGAGTTTTTGTAAAATCAGACAGGAATGTACCATTCTTTGGTTTAATACTTAAAACAACCGTTCCAAATTCTGGTGGATCCAACTCTTCACCACCGACAACAGATACAGATTCAGTATCTGGATAGATTCTTTGAATAATTGCTTCGTAGTCTTTTGATGTTACTGCTCTATATTGGGAAGAATATAATCTTGGTGCATAATATTTGATAGACTCAATTGGTTCAATATCAGACCCATTAATAGCTGATTGGTTCGTTGTTACTGTTACCGTATTTGTTGGTAAAAATGAAATATCAATGCTATTTTTTACCGATCCAGTAAATGAAAAATTCTCAGCACCATTTCCACTAGATCCATCAGAAATAATGTAAGATACTTCAATAATGGATTCATTTTCTAATTTCTTTCCAAAAATTCCATCACCAAATAAGAGTTCATATCTTTCGTCAGAAATTTCTTGAATAAGATAGATCTCAGAGATTGATGTAACGTCAATAATGTTTTCTACTTGATTATATTCTCTACCAACAGTTTCTTGAGGACCTTTAACCGTTATTCTAATTGAACTAGTGTCAACTCCAGGGTTGTCTAAGATATACCTCTGATCCACCGATCCATTGACCTGGAAGGTCTTTTTAAGCAGAGTTCCTTGATAGACATCAATATTACTAAATGATGCCCTTCTAGGTCCATTTCCGTTAACGTCTGCACCAGTCAGTACTGTCGTGGTGGTAATATCCTCAGGAACGGAAAATACTACTGAAGTATTGTCTACGGCACCGACACAAACCAAACCTTTGTTCAAAGTTACCGTAGGACTAGTTCCAGTAAACTCAATATTAAAACTTACCTGAGCTTTTGCAGATTTTCTTGATCTAGGAACGTATCCAATATTCCTAGCAAGAGAAACAACATTCTCTCTCAAAGTCGCAGAGTCAATAAAAGACTCATTAACGACCATGTTGGTGTTAAATGCAGTAATGTAGGTATTATATGCTAAAGTGTCAATCAGGATGGAAAAATTCGATCCCTCAAAGTCAAAATCGGTAAAATTTGAATTTGCTCTCAAATAAGACTTAATAGAAGTCTTAATTTGATCAAAATCTAAATTTGTATACTTAGTTAACGGCATTTATCTTGTTACCTCAAGTAAGAATGCGACATTTTGCGTTGGTAAATCTTGTCCTACAATATCAAATATGACATTCACTTCAAAACTATTATCATCTGGTCTCGGAAATACCTCAACGTTTAAATTTGCCGCTCTTGGCTCATAATTTAAGACAGTTTCTTCAATTTGTTCGGCAATAACACTAGCAGTACCATAATCACAAAACCCAAATAACGTATTTCTAACGTCTGACCCCAAATCAGGATTAAAAAACCTTTCTGTCGGGATAGTTTCTACTAAATTTCGCACTGAGCGAGCAATTGCCCGCTCATTTACAAGAATTGGAAGGTCTTTTGTGATTGGATGTGGAGCAAAGGACAAAGAAATGTCCTTGAATGCCCTAGATGTGCGAGTTGAAGCCATGAAAAGGCATGATTTTAGACCATAGACCTATTTATCAGGCTTTCCATAACTTGGTTCAGTGCCATATTCCCAATCATCATAGTCTTCGTCATTACGAATCTCTTCATGAAGCACTGTTTGACGTTTTAGATCGTGAACATGGTCTCCAACAACTTCTCTGAGAAG